GTCTTTAAACCGGTCAGTAGTTGAAGGGTCAAGTCTACCTTTCTGAAAGCGTTGGTGTATGGTGTGGAGATGCCCACTCCCCCCAAGGCGCACACCATAACTCCACACCTTGTCGTGATCGGCGTGCTGGGAGTGGTGGGGATCGTGGCCGGGGTGCGGGTGCTCGAGAGGGTCATGGAGAAGCTGGGCCAGACCATCGAACAGGTCGCCCTCGCGACCGGCAGCGCGATCGGCCAAGGGGTCCAGACGGCCTACACACCCGCCGACGAACCCCAGCCCGTACGCATGTTCGACGACGAAGGGGAGGCGTACCCCGCCCCCGCCTGGGACCCGACCTACGACTTCATCCCCCCCGAAGCCGAGGACCGGCTGGCCGTCCTGCCGCCCGGGACCAGCCTCATCCCCGGGGAGGGCTGATGATGGTCGCACATCTTGAGCGGCCAGTCCTGCGTGTCGGGGACTACGCAGTCGGTGACATCACCCACGCCGAAGGGGCTGCCTTCATCGAGCAGTACCACTACTCGAAGTCGGCAGCGAACACCTCGACAGCGAGGTTGGGGTTGTTCGATGGTGACGATCTGGTGGGGGCAATCTTGTGGATGCCGCCAACGAAGGTGGCCGCTCTGTCTGTAGTGCGAGGGACCCGACATGACTGGCGGGGGGTGCTTTCCTGCTCGAGACTGGCGGTCCACCCTGACCTTCCGAACAACGCAGCCAGCTTTCTCCTTGGACGGTCCATGCGATTCATCGACCGCGACAGGTGGCCGGCATTCGTCACCTATGCCGATACGCGACTCGGACACACCGGAGCGATCTATCGGGCGACGAACTGGATCTGCTTTGGTGAAGTGCCAGGCAAGAGCGTGTGGATCGGACCCAGTGGCGAGCAGCGGGGCCAGAAGCGAACCGACCGCAACCTCACTGTCGCTGAGATGGAAGCCTTGGGGTTCAACAGGGTCCCGATCCGTTACCCGAAGATCAAGTTCGTCCACTTCGCCGACAAGCGGTCCCAACGCTTTGCTCGAGCCAAGGCTCGGGGGTTGCAGCGGCGAGCGGAACGGAAGGCAGCCTGATGGTCACCATCGACGGCAAGGACTTCGACCCGTACGCCGAGTTCCCCGCGTTCTTCGTCGCCCAGTCATCCAAGGCCGGCAACACCGCAGGCGACATCGAGCTCAAGATCAGTGTGCCGGTGGAGGGACGCGCCGAGGCGATCTCGCTCATGGACACACTCGGGGAGGAACTGCGGTTCGTGGTGATGAGGCGGGTGATCGGTGGCAACGCGAGCTGAAGCCGAAACCCTCGCCGCCCTCGCAGCCGAGAGTGACGCGTTCGACGGCCTGCGCGACCGCGCCGCGACGATGGTCGGGCTGATGATGACCCAGGCCGAACGGATCCTCGAGGTCGGCACCCCAGCCGACAAAGCCGCGTTCACCAAGACGGTCCTCCCCGCCATCCTCAAGCAGCTTCAAGAGAAGAAGGAAGGGGACGACCTTGCAGAACTACGGCAAGCGCAAGCTGACCTCATGTCGCAAGTGCGGGAAACCCTCATCGGTGGACAGTCGCTGGTGGACGAAGGTGTGCCCGACGTGCCGCAAGACGATGCCCCCACCCCTCGGCGTCGGCGCACCACCACCCCTCGCGGCAAGCCCCGCAACTCGGGGGCGAAGTGAGCAACCCTCTCGTCCCCCTGGTCTCCCAGCTCACGATCAAGGACAAGAACCTTCGTGAGATCCGGCTGACCCCCAACTGGGCGCAGCAGGAGTTCTACGACACCGCGTACCGGCAGTTGCAGACCACGGGCCGTATCCGCATCATCGTGCTCAAGGCGCGCCAGTTGGGGATGTCCACCGCGACCGAAGCCCTCGCGTTCACCCTCAGCTTCGTGTTCCCCGGGTACAGGGCGTTGGTCCTCGCGCACGAGATCCCCGCCTCGCAGAACCTGCTCGAGATGACCCACCGGTACTGGGACAACTACCCGTTCCGACGGCTCTACACCCCCAAGTCGTACTCCAAGAACGACATCGGCTGGGTGGAGACCGGGTCCAACATGAAGATCGCGACAGCCGGCAACAAGGGTGCGGGGCGATCCTCAACGACCCACTTCCTCCACGCGAGTGAAGTGGCGTTCTACCCCGACCCGAAGATCGTCATGCTAGGTCTGCGCCAGGCGATCCCCGACTCCCCCGGCACCGGCATCGTCCTCGAGTCCACTGCCAATGGCCGCGGCAACTACTTCCACGAGGAATGGCTGAAAGCCGAGCAGGGTGAGACCGAGTTCGTGCCCCTGTTCTTCCCGTGGTGGAAGCATCCCGAGTACCGGGCCTCGTACATCAACATCCCCGAGTTCCATCTGGGGACCCTGTCCGATGAGGAGAAGGCCCTTCGCCGTATGGGCATCGACGACGACCGGCTCGCTTGGCGGCGGTGGGCGATCATCAACAAGTGCAACGGCGACATCCTGCAGTTCATGCAGGAGTACCCCGCCGACCCTGAGGAAGCGTTCCTCGCGACGGGCCGCAACGTGTTCCCCGGCGAGCACCTGAAAGCCTGTTACGCCCCTGAGGACGGTGTGCGGGGGCTGATGGTCCGCAACGGCAACCACGTCGAGTTCAAGCCCGCCAGCGATGGACCCCTGACCCTGTTCCGCAAGCCCCACGACGACACCGACTGGGGCAAGTACATCGTGGCCGGCGACCCCACCAAGACCACCCTCGGGGACTACGCGGTCGCTCAGGTCCTCAACCGTCGCACGATGGAACAGGTCGCTGTGTGGAGGGGGAGACTGGACCCGGTCACCTTTGCCGAGGAACTGTTCAAGCTGGGGCTCTACTACAACACCGCGCTCGTCACGACCGAGATCGAAGGCCCCGGCTACGCGTCGATCGGGAAGCTCATCGGGATGAACTACCCGAACCTGTGGCAGCGCGCCAACAAGGCCGACAAGGTCCCTGGCGCGATGACGGTCTCCACCTACGGCTGGTCGACCACCGCCCAGACCAAGCCGCAGGCGATCGGCTGGCTCATCCGCTACGTCGTCGACCATGCCGTCAAGATCCACGACCGCAAGACCTACGACGAGATGGTCAACTACGTCACCCTCGAGAACGGGTCGTACGGCAACGGCAACAACGAGGACCACGACGACACCGTCATGTCCCTCGCGATGGCTGTCATCTGCCACATCACCGACGCACCCCTCATGGCTTACGGAGCCGAGAGCGAAGGTGTACAAGAAGAAGTGCGGGACATGCTCAACGACTACGACTGGGAGACCTGATGCCCCTGTACACCTTCCGCTGCACCGGCTGCGGCAACCACCAGCAGATCGTGTCGTCGATCAAGGAGTACGCGTCCCGCCCCCAGGCCCGATGCACCCTGTGTCGCGGTGAGCTGGTGCGTGACTACCGCTCCGACAAGCCCCAGCCGGCCCCCATGTGGCCCGAGCATTTCAACCCGTCGGTCGGCCAGGTGGTCAGGTCCCGTCGCCAACTGCAGGACGCGATGAACCGCAACGCCGATGAGCAGTTCGAGCGCACCGGCATCCCCAGCCGCCCGGTCGTGGTGGATCGTGCCGACATGGCTGAGTTCAAGAAGGACCCGCCCAAGCCGTAACCCGATCCCGTCTACCCACTAGCATGTGCCTGTGGCGATGACCGACACCTACGGGGACACCGACCTCGGTGCGCCGGAACCCCCCAGTTCCTCCGCGTCGATCTCCCCTCCTGCCGCCCCCGAGCTCCCGACGATCCGCAAGCCGTCGAACTCCGACACCTGCCGCGCCCGCGCGTCCCGTGTGCGTGAGCTGTTCCAGCGTGCCCGCAGCCATCGTCAGCAGCTCATGGACCAGTGGGTGCAGAACTACGAGCTTGTCCACAACCGGGCCTGGTCGCCGCACCGCTCATCCCATTTGCCCTCCCCCAGTCCCGCGGAGATGTGGCCGATCGTCAACGCGATCGTCGCCTGGGAGTCGGACAGCTCCCCAGCGTTCGACGTCATCCCTGCAGCCAGCCCCAACTCGGAGACCTACACCTCCCAGTACCGCATCGCCCAGGACCTCCGCACCAGCCTCCGAGCCGCCCAGCACAACTGCGGTTACGACGAGCAGATCCAGCGGTTTCTCTGGGACGGGAACGTGTACGGCACGGGGATCCTCAAGACCCTGTGGGACCAGTCGACCCACATGGGCCTCGGCGACGCGGTCGTGCGGCGCATCGACCCGTTCCAGTTCTACCCGGACCCGGACGCCACCTCGATCGACGACGCCCAGTTCCTCATCGAAGCCCAAGAGGTCAACGACGACACCCTCGAGGTCCGCTACCCGGGTGCGCTCGCGTGTGTGCGTGACACCGGCTCGTTCGGTGAAGCGGACCGCTCCCCCACACTCGCCGAGGAAGGCCGCGGGCGCGCCCCCAAGTCGAACCCCGGTCCGATGGACGGTGTCGCGAACGAGGGCTACGGGCTCCCCGGTCAGGGTCGGAGCTCCAAGGTCGACCGGCCCATCGACTCCGAGCGCCACCTGATCCTCGAGTGCTGGTGGCGGCGTGTCACCCCCGAGGGCCAGCGGTGGTGGGTGACGGTCATCTGCGGCAACTGCGTGCTGCTTGAGGTCCCCGCGACCGACCTGTGGGGCCATGGTGACCAGCCGTACGAGCGGTGGGTGCCGACCGACACCGGCGAGTTCTGGGGTGCCAGTCTCGTCACCCTGCTCGCCCCCCTGCAGCGGTCCCTCAACCGGATGCTCGCCGCGATGGAGCACAACATCGACCTGGCTGGCAACCCGATCATGCTCGAGGACGTGGGCTCGGGCATCACCCGCACCCGCGTCACCAACAAGCCCGGTACCCGCCTGTCGAAGAACAGTGGGCGTGAGGTCCGCTGGCTCGACCCGCCACGCATGCAGCCCAATGAGGTGATGCAGCTCATCCAGTTCTACGTCGGGGAGATGGAGAGGATCAGTGGGTTGTCAGCGATCGTGCGCGGTGCCACCCCCACCGGTCGCAACAGCGAAGGCGTGATCGGCTCGATGCAGGAAGCGGCGTTCGTGCGGATCCGCATGGCGCTCCGCAACCTCGAGTTCACGCTCCGACGCCTCGGCAACAAGACCGCCGCCCTGATCGCCGAGTTCTACGACACCGAGCGTGTTGTCAGCTTCCTCGGCCCAAGTGGTGAGCGGATGGTCGCGGACTTGAAGGGGAAGCATTTCTACGTCCCCGACCGCAACTCCGAGTCTCCCTCCCCGATCCGCTTCGCGCTGCACGTCCAGGCCGGCAGCACCCTGCCCACCTCACGCCAGGCCCGCAGCGCCGACGCCGACACCCTGTTCGCGATGGGGGCCATCGACGAGGAAGCGGTCCTGCAGGCCCACGAGTTCCCGAACTGGCCCGATGTCGTGGCCCGTGTGCGCGAGCAGAAAGCAGCGATGGCCGCTCAGGGTGAGGACCCATCCCAGTTCGGGCCGGGTGCCCGCGCCGCCGCTGGAAGGACTAGCTGATGCCGTTCACCCCACCCTCGGGCTACCCGTATTCCGACGACAGCTCCCCCGGTGCGAACGACGGCGACATCGTGTTCGCCGAGCACGTCAACAGCATCATGGAATACCTCGAGGATGTGCTCCCCACCGACATCCTCGACGCCGGGGATGTCGCCCTGTCCGACACAAACCCGGCGAACCTCGGCACCACCGCCCCCGGCGTGTCGACCGAAGCCTCTCGCGCCGACCATGTGCACGACATGCCGTCCGCTGCCGATGTGGGCGCAGCGGTCCAGGCCGACATCGACGCGGCGATCTCCACCCACTCGGCTGCCACCGACCCTCACGGTGACCGTGCCTACGCCGACAGTCTCTTTGCTCAGCTCAACGAGGCGAACTTCCAGGGCACGATCGACTGTTCGGCCAACCCCAACTACCCGGCAGCCGACGCCGACGACGCGTACCGAGTCTCGGCTGCGGGCAAGATCGGTGGTGCGTCCGGTGTCGATGTGGAGATCGGGGACCTGGCGATCTGCCTCACGAACGGCACCCCCAGCGGCACCCAGGCAGCCGTCGGGGCCAACTGGACGATCGTGCAGAACAACCTGAACGGTGCGGTGATCGGTCCCGCGTCCTCGGTCGACGACCGGATCGCTCTGTTCTCGGGCACGACTGGCCGGCTCATCAAGCAAGCCTCTGTCACGGTCGCTGACATTTCCGGTGACAGCTACACCGTCGCTGACACGAACGATTGGCCGGGGTCGGATCCAACCACGAAGACCACAGCCCTCAACACGCTCGCGGCGCGCACCACTGACCTCGAGGCCGAGGTCGACACTCTCCAGGCTGGGGTGCGGTTGGTGCAGATCCTTGTCACCGACCCGTCTGGTGCAGCCTTGTCGACCGGCGACGGCAAAGCGTTTGTGGTGATTCCGTCGGACCTAAACGGTTACGTCCTCACATCGGTGTTCGCTGCGGTGTCGACGGTTTCGAGCTCCGGTACCCCAACCGTCCAGCTCGCCCGCGTGCGCGCCGGCACCCCTGCCGACATGCTCTCGACCCGCGTCACGATCGACGCGAACGAGTACACGTCCGAGACTGCCGTCACCCCCGCGGTCATCAACACGTCGAATGACGACGTGCAGACCAGCGACTTCATTCGTGTGGATGTCGATGTGGCCGGCACGGGGACGAAGGGCCTGATCGTCGCGTTGGGGTTGACCCCGCCATGACGGTGTTCCTGCGGGGCGCTGGCACCGCTCTCGCTGAACCAACCCCAAGCACCAACACCACGTCGTTCACGCTGAACCACCCAGCGGGGCTCACAGCCGGTGACGCGATCATCGTGTTCACTGCAGCGTCGGTATTCCCGAACACGACGGGCAGCATCACCTACGACTGGGGGTCCTACGAGGTTGTCGGGGACCAGGAAGCGGTGTCTGGCGGCAATGATTACAAGCTGACGGTCGCCTTCAAGATCGCCACATCCGCTGACGTGTCTGCTGGGTCCACGACGTTCAACGTCACCGAAGTCGGATCCGGCACCTTCTTTCGCGCTCGCATGCTGGCCTACGGGGGTACGAGCGGGCTGGTCGGGACGCCGGCAACACTTGACCACCCTCTTGCCGGGAACGGCCCGTCGATCACGGTCCCGGTCGCGAGTCGCGCCCTGTTCGCCGTCCTGACGCGCACCTCGAGCACGGTGACAACCACTCCTACGTCTCCGGCGTTCACCAACGACGCCAGCATTAAGGGTGGCACCGGGACATACAGCTTGGGGGCGAACATGTGGGGCATCGACGTGGACGCCGGGAGCACGACCACGTCGAACTATGCGGCCAATGAATCAACAGATGTCAGGTTGTCGGTCGCGTTCGCGCTCGCGTCGGCTGATTTCCCGTTCCCGCAGGTGATCTTCTCCTAACCCCTCACCCCTCCCTACCGATCCCGTACACTCTTATCTGTGCCCGAGAACGCCTTCTACCGATCCTTCCGGTACGGGTCGGGCACGACCTACGGCTTCGTGGCCGTCCCACCCCCCGTCGGCTCGGAGGACATCTTGAAAGCTGAAGTGGTCACGGTCGGTACGACCCGCACCCTGCTCGCGAAGCGTGGGACGACCACCGTGCCCAACGCGGTCCTCATCGCCGTCCCCACAGGCGGGTCGGTCGTGTATGTCGGCGGCAAGGACATCACCGCGGACAACAGCGCGACAGGCGGCTTCCCGATTCAGGGCACCCAGTCCCTCGGCTGGGACCTGTGGGAAGAAGATGACATGTACGGCATCGTCGCGAGCGGAACCCAGATCGTGCGCGTCCTGCGCCGCAACCCGGAGTGACCCATGCGAGCTCGAGCTGTCACCGTTGCCGCCACCCCCACCCTCATCGCCTCGGGTGGATCGACGATCACCCCCGACATCGCGCGCATTCAGGTGCCGTCCGGTGGGGTGACCGTCTACCTTGGCGACGCGTCCGTCGCGACCACCACCGGTTACGCCGTCGCAGCAGGTTCGTCGTTTGACTGGCCGCTCGTCGGCGAGTCGATCTACGGGGTCGTCGAGACCGGCACCCAGGCTGTGATCGTCGCTGAACGAGGCAACTGATGCCGTCGTCGAACTTCACCCCCAAGACCTACGACTTCATCCACACGCGGGGTGACACGGTCCTGCCGGTGGAGTTCGGCTTGAAGCGCGACGGGGTTGCGTGGACGGTCGACAGTGCGGTTGCCCAGGTGCGTGAAGCGAAAAACCGTGCCTCGACCCTCATCCTCACCCTCACTGATGTCGTCGCGACCGGCAAGGTGACTGTCGGCGGCGACCAGCTCACTTCGATCAACCCGGGTACCTACTACTGGGATCTGCAAGTCACCGACGGCACCGAAGTCCTCACCCTCGTCGCCGGCAAGTTCGTTGTTCTCAACGACATCACCCATGTGAGCGCGTGACATGGCTATCGACATCACCCCATCGGACGGGCCGAACATCGAGCTGACCGGCACCGGAGCGAACATCGAGGTCACCGTCACCACGGGCGGCGGATCAGGTGGTGGTGGGGCCACGAACCTTGACGGGCTGTCGGACGTCGTGATCACCGCCGCGGCGTCGGGTGACATCCTGCGCCACAACGGAACGAACTGGGTCGACACGCCGGGCACGACACACTTCGACGCCGCCGGCACCGCCGCCGCACTGGTCGATGACCTGTCGGGCGTCAGCAACGCAGCGACGGCCCGTACGAACCTCGGGCTCGGTGGCGCTGCGGTGCTGAACGTCGGCACGACCACCGGCACCGTCGCAGCGGGTGACGACAGCCGGCTCACCGACTCGCGCACGCCGACGGCACACAAGGCGTCGCACGCGACCGGTGGCACCGATGCGCTCGCCCCGTCCGACATCGGCGCCGTGCCCACGTCGCGCACGATCAACGGCTACGACCTGTCGGCCAACCGCAGCCTCACCGCTTCCGACGTGGGTGCGGCGGCAACGTCGCACACGCACGCTGCGAGCGATGTCACCTCTGGGACCCTTGACGACGCTCGCATCCCGAGTCTCGCTGCCAGCAAGGTCACCTCAGGTGTGTTCAACATCGCCCGCCTAGCGACGGGCACACCGGATGGCACCAAGTTTGTGCGCGACGACGGCACCCTTGCCGTCCCCGCTGGCGGCGGCGACCTGACCCACATCGCATCTGTCGGCGCGCAAACCGCGCGCGACGGCACAGCGATGAACACCGGCAACGGCGGGCAGTTGCTCGACACCGCCATCTCACTCCCCGCCGCCGCTGCTGGCGATGTCTACGGGTTCGTCGGGTTCCTCACCCTGACCAACAACTCGGGCGGCGCCCGCAACTACAAGCCCGGCATCACGCTGGGTTCGACGTTCACTCAGATGACGACGAACTTCACCGTCAACGCGAACGCGTCGGCGTTCATCGTCCGCATTGAGGGGCACATCAACGTCGTCTCGACCAGCGTGCAGCAGTTCGGGTTCGAGTGCGTGCATCCCAACTCCAACTCGGCCGGTGTCGCTGCGTCATCGGCGACCGAAACGTTCTCGTCGGCGAAAGACCTGCAGTTGTGGTGGTACACCAGCGTGAGCACGGCAACACAGTCGGTGCAGTTGCTGTCGCTCCAGGTGTGGGAGGTGACCGCATGAACCTGACCCGACTTCTCGCCGACCCACCCGCCGAGTACCGGGTCGACCAGATCACCGCTGCCGGGCTGCAAGCCTGCAACATCGTCGGCGACCAGATCGCCGGCTACTGGAACGACGGCGACGAACCCACCCAGGCGGAGTGGGACGCGATCGTCGCCGCGCACGTCCCTGCCCCTGACCCGCCGACCGCCGAGGAACGCATCGCCGAACTCGAAGCGGTCATCGCAGCCCTGTTGGATGCACCATGAGCGAACTTGTCACTGCCGCACAGCAACTCCGAGCGAAGATCGACGCCGCCTCTACCGCACCCGACCCTGTTGCCGCTGCGGAGGTGAAGGCCGAGCTGTCACGTCTGGCGACCGACGCCGCTGCGGCCCGAGCCCTCGCCACCCAGTTCCGCGGGTCCACGCAGACGCAGAAGAACACGATCGTCGCCGACCGGTTTGATGATGTATTGGACTCCCTTGCGACGACGTACGACACGCTCGCCCGCCTGATCCGCGCCACCGTCCGAGACTAAGGAGACCTCCATGCCCCCGTTCCTGTCGTCCCCCGTCGCGACGATCGACACTGGTGACCTCCAAGCCGCGGTCGACGCGTACCTGGCTGCGAACCCGCTGGACCTGACCGCCCACCTTGCTGCTGCCGACCCCCACACCGGCTACCAGCTCGAGTCGCAGCGCGGTGTCGCGAACGGCTACTGCCCGCTCGACGGTTCCGGCACCGTGCCCGACATCCGGCTTCCCGCGTCGATCGCTCGTGACTCCGAGGCGCAGGGCTACGTCACCACCCACACGAACGCGAACGACCCGCACGCCGACCGTGCCTTCGCCACCTCGTCCATCGCCACCCACGCCGCCGACACGACCTCGGTCCACGGCATCGCCGACACCACCCAGCTCGAGACCTTCACCACCGGCGCCGCGCGCGTGTCGGACCACAACGCGCTCACCACGAACGTCCACGGCATCGCGAACACCGCGAATCTCGTCACCACGACGAACACGAAGCTGTGGCCGAACCGGGTGTTCGCGACCACCAACCAGACCGAACCGGGTGGTGCTGTCGATGGCGACTTCTGGATCGCTCCCGCCACCTGATCGGAGGCCCTGATGCCACGGTTCGAGACCCCACTCCCGTACTCCCCTGACCGGACCCGTGTGTGGCCCGAGTCGGTGTACAGCCTGCGTGTCGACGGGTTGCCGACCGTCGCGGACTCCGACGCGATCATCCAGTTCACCCACGACTACCACGCGTCCCTTCCCGACATCCCCCATACCCATGTCACGTTCCAGCCGTTCGGTCTCACCAACTGGAACACCGGGGCACGGTCCGGGTACTTCGTCGACCGACTCCCCGCTGGCACGTCCACCGCTTTCTCGTCCCCCGCTCGCCGCACCTGGACTGCGCTCAACCCCGACGCGCAGCACCCCGGCAAGCACCTGTACTTCGCTGACCTCCGACAGCAAGGCGCGACGAAGAACCTGCTGACCGGCGAGTACACGATCCTGCCGGTGTTCATCAACACAGGACCCGACGGCGGTGCCGACAAGCATTCAGTCATGTGGTCCCCCGACTCGAACGAGCTCGTCGAGTCGATCTCGTACCGTGGCGACCGGCCCGAATCCGCCCACGCGACAACCTTCATCACCACCGACTACGAGATGCCTCTCGGTGCTGATGGTGTCCGCAAGGCTGGTGCTAACTCGCCTCGCGTGCCGATCGGCCCCCTGTTCTTCACCTATCAGGATCTCGTCGACTGCGGCACGACCGGCGACCTCGGCCACGTCATCGGCATCGCGATGAAGAACGGCAACGCCGACGAGGTGTGGCCGGCACGCGCGAACGACTTCGAGCTCGCCGAAGGCCCGTCGCTCGGCCACATCCTGCGTCTGCGCGCCGACTTCGACGAGAACCAGTTCACCCGCTCCGAGAACCGTGCTCTGATCCGTACGCTCAAGAAGCACGGCATGATGATCATTGACCGTGGCCCGACCATGCGGATCCTCGCGTGTTCTGATCCGACGTGGCCGACGGGCAACACTGGCCTCAACGCCGACTGGGGCACGAAGGTCCAGATCCTCGACTTCGAGGTGGTCGACGTGTCCGGGGTCAAGACCGACTCGTTCACGCGCCGCTACCCGCTCGAGCCGCCTGCCGGCAAGATCCGGGTCGGTTGCGCGCAGACCTCCGGGTCGATCATCACCAAGCACGAAACGCCGACCGGTCAGCCGCTCGGCATGCACCGCCGCTACATCTCGGATTGGGCGCAGCGGGGCAACATCGCTTCCGAGATCGAGACCTCTGCCCTGGCTGGTCGTTCGTTGCACCTGTCGATCAAGACGCCGAACTGGGCGGCGGTCGCAGCCGGCAACCACGACGCCGAGATCGACGCGATGTGGAACGCGATCCGCGACACGTTCACCTGCATCTGGATCTCGTTCCACCACGAACCGGAGAACGACCTCAACCGTGGCTTCGGTACCGCCACCGACTGGCGCAACATGCAGCTCAAGTTCGAGGCCAGGCGTGTCGCGCGCGGTGCGACGAACGCGGTGGTCGTCCCGCTCCTGATCGACGACACGATCCCCAACGGTGAGGGTGCCGACTGGGTGATCGAGGACACGTCGAAGTTCCCGATCTACGGCATCGACTTCTACTCGAACAACTACCAGACCGGCCCGCTCGACCTTCGCAACAACCCGCGCTTCTACCCGAACGTCAACTACCTCGTGTCGCGCGGGATCGACGTGTGCTTCCCTGAGCTCGGTGGGGCGATCGACACGTTCACCGAACGCAACCCGCTGTTCCTCGAGGCTTTCATCAACGAGGCCGTGAAGCCAGAGAACCGGATCAAGGGGTACTGCTGGTTCGACGACGGTGCCAACCAGCTCGGCGGGGTGTCCTCGGACCCCGACGGCGAAGTGCTCGCGGCGTTCCACGCTTCTCTCGTCGCCGACTACTCGTACCGTGGTGGTGCGTGGCGCGGCAACCCGACCGGGGTGATCGACAGCATCCGCGTCACCGACACAACCCCCGAGGTCACCCCACCGCAGACCGGTGAGCAGACCGTCCGACGCAAGGTCGCTGGCGAGTGGGTGAACTACTCCCTGAAGCGCAACGTGGGGGGCACCTGGGTGACTCAGCGGGTGAAGCGCATCGACACGGCCTGATCGGTCTACACTGATCCTGTCAACCCACCGCCCCTCGGAGGCAGTCATGCAGGGACACAAGGCCACCACCAAGAAGGCCGAGTACAAGCAGGTCGGTCACACGACCGCGAAGAACTTCGGCCAGTCCGACTCGGCCATGGAGCGCGGCACCAAGTCCGGCACCGGCACCAAGCAGTCGTACAAGTGATCTGATCCCCCAGCCGGCGAACGTGGACGCGTCGGCTGGGGGCCAGACCCCCAAGGAGCACTGATGGCTGCTGGTACCCGCCAGTCGAACACGATGGACGAGATCCTGCGTAAGCAGCTCTCGATGTTCGCCGACCTGAAGCTGGCCGACGACGCCGACTTCGACTGGATCGCCGAGCAGGAAGCGAAGATCATCGAACGCCTCCGCGGCCCCCAGGACCGTGCGAACGCGATGATGCAGGCGCAGGGCTCCACCGCGGTCACCCCGCAGATGGGTGGCCCGATCGGTGGTGCCGCCCCGCAGGCCGCTCCCGCGCAGGACCCGAACGTGGCGATGCTCATGCAGGCCATCGCCGCACAGCAGGGTGGCGGCATGCCCGTCCCGAACGCTGCCGGCGCAGTCCCCGGTGCCATGCCCCCCGGGCGTGGCCCCACCCCCACCGCACCCATGCCGAACCCCGACGAGCTGCGTCGGGTGATGGACCAAGGACAGGGAATCTAACCCAAGACCGACCCCACTCCCGAGACC